CCACATTTCCGCGCAGTAGCAAAGGCCAAACGCGCGACTGAACCACAACGGCCCTTCCCGATCCGATGTCGCACACTCGAGCCACTCGGTCAGGAAGTCCTTGAGGTCATCGGCCTTGCGCGTGTAGCCGATGACGTCGAATTCTTCGTCTCCGTGTCCCCCCCAAGGGTGGCTCCAGCTGACCGGGCTGGGGACCGTTTTGCCATTACGCAGCACTACGTCGCTGCCGTCCCAGTCGGCAGGCTTGTCGCCCTGCCCGCCCCAGTACGTGTAGGACGTGCCGTGCTCCTTGTTATAGTCCTGCACGGAGTAGTAGGCGTGGTCGGCCAGCAGTTTGATCTGCGTGACGTCCTTGTGCCAGAACCATTCCGACGCCTTGAACCTGCCGCACCCGCCTGTCCACACGCCACGATCCTTGATATCGCAGATGTCGCTGGCCTTCAGCCAGTCGGGCCGCTCGCGGACCACCTCAATATCAATCACCGCACCCCACACGGTCTCGGCCAGCACCTTCCGGACCCACTCGAGGCGCTCCTTGTTCAGGTGCATGGTGCCGTCACGAATATCCCGGTTGAACCGATTCACCCCGCCGAACGGGTATATGTAGGCATCCCTGAAATCTTCCCCTATGCGATGCTTAAGCTCTGGGTACGCGCGCGTACCGACCCGCGCATGATCCCAATGATACGCGCAGGCGCACAGGCCTCTGGCGTCGTCGTACCATGCCGGTTTCTCGATCTTGCCGGTCGCGGCATCAAGCCAGTCTTGCAGAAATTTATGCAGGTCGCTCATAAAATATCCTTCCAATAAAATCAGTCTTCGCTCTTTTCCTGCTGCATCTTGATAAGTGCTATCTCTGCATCAGGCACATACTGTAGCACTATATGGCCCGTATCCCATGCGCCGCTCAAGATAGCTTTCTCTGGGACACGGCCCCATTTCTTGCTCTCCGCGCACATCTTTCGAGCCAATTGCATTGTCTGTGGATCTATCATGCCGACCTCGCTGCCAATAGGGCATTCAATAGCCTATCACTTCCAATCTTGCGCTGCATGGCGTCCGTATCGCGACCTAAGTTTTCTTCTGGATCAGCGTCAGGACGAATACGTACAACAACCAAATCATCGCTAATTGGCTCCTTCGCGCGGGGAATTGCTATGGTCCGCTTCTCCGTAGTGAACTCTGGCTCAGACCGCCGAAGTTCTTCCACAAGGCGGGCGAAACGATCATCGTCCTTTACCATTTTCTTGGCGCAACGGTCGGCATGCATGATTGTAGTATGATGCCTTTTGCCCATGAGGCGACCAATGTCTGGATAGGAATACCCTTGTTCGCGCGCCACCATTACAATAGCTTTCCGAACCCACACATAATCCATCAAGCGAGATTGGCCAATCAAAGCCTCTTGGGGAATGCGAGTAACCCTTACCGCATGGCGAATGATGTCAATAACCCTCAATCTCACTTTGAATGCCACTCCAAATAACGGGCTGCAGCCACCTTGAAGCCGCCCTGCTCCTCTACCCAATCTTTGAATGTGTAGTCCCATTCTCCGCTCTGGGGTTCGTCAAGGTAGAAATCGAAAAGCGCGTCGAGATCCAGAAGACGGTCAAGTTCAGAAACATCGCCATCAACCGCTCCTTGCGCGGCATCTTTCCATTCCCTCTCCTTGGCCACGCGGTCATTCAGCCTCCAGCGGCCAGACAGGATCTTCTCTGCAAATTCCAATTCATCGTTCATCGTATCGCTCCGTAGAATATGCACCCCTTTTGGATTATCCACAGGGAGTAGTCAAGGACATTATGTCCTATAAAATGCCCATAATCGCCTAACTTCGGCTTCTACGTATGGCCGCAGTCCATCAGGGATATTGCTTAGTGCCGCACGGCGATCTTCAATTGTCGGAAGTGTGATGATCTCGTCCGCAGCCTCGTAGAAGAAGTATCTAGCCCAGCTTTGTATCGCTGGAGCGGCATCATCATAAGGAACAATGCCCTCCAGAACGTCCAGCATTGCCCGCATGATTGCACTAGCCATCCAGCCAATCCTCAAATGCCATCCATGCCGCAACAGCGCCCAGAGCAACGCACACGAACGCGCCAGCGTCTTGTGCCATCGACAGGTACTCAATCTGCTCCGTGGAAAGCTTCGATTTAGTGTGATCCTTGCGCTTCATCTCGATCAGCAAAGTGCGTTCGCCGGGTATGAAAATGTCTGGCGCGCCCGGAACCATACCCATCGCCCTATGTTTCTGCATGGCGGAAAACTGACTGCCCCGGACCAACCCTTCGTTCTTTACGTGAACAGCGATCTTGCCCCATGTATTTGGATGCTCATGGCGCAGCTTGTTGAAGAACGACACCTGCTCCTGCGACTCCAGCGGGCACTTCCCCCGAAAGCCGAGATCCCCGTAGACCGGAAAGGGCAGATCCTTGAAAGTCACTTGGTATTCCCCTCGTCATCTGGCGGAATGTCGTAGCCCAAGATCTTGAAGTATCCGGACTCGTCCTTCTGATACATGATCGTATGAGGCGCGTGCGATCCGCCATCAGTGTAATGGCAGAACTTCTGCCAATCCTTGATGCCCTTGTCATATCTGGCATCTGGTAGAAACCACACGCTGAACTTGCGATACGGTGTGACAAAATCAACCCGCTTGGTCTTATTGCCTCTGTTTGACGTACTATCCCTTACCTTCATGGACAGGACAATATCGCATTGCTTGGCCTTGGGGTTTTTCTTGTATTCCGCGAAGGACACCAGTTTCTTGTTGGGGTCGATCAACTCAGCCTTACAAGACCTGCAATGCCTTGCTGTGACGTCATTCTTCTCAGAGCACTGCAGGCATTCCTTGTGCGTCCAGTAGTATCCACACCTGTCGTATTCCCCCTTATCCCCAGTTCGGACCATGCCAAAGCAACGCCTGCCAAAGTGCCGCGCGACAGGTCCGTGTTCGCTGATCAAAGGAAGGCCAAACTCATCTATGCAATATCCATGCTTATCATATTGATAATGCTTGTAATCCGCATTCAATGAAAACTGATTGATATTGCCGCAATCCGGGCATTCCGCGTCAATCCGCTCACTCTTACTGGCCTTGCCTGCGCGGATTTCAGGGTTGTACAGATCCCCATCTGGCATATGCTCCTCTATGTTATTCGCATAGTCCAGCAGCAGGGACGTATCCTTACCCGGATGCAAGCGCCACGCTCTGCCCATGATCTGCTGAAGCAGAGAGGCGGATTCAGTGTAACGTAACAAAGCAATTGTCTCGGTATGGCTAACGTCAAAGCCGGTGGTTAACGTACCCACATTCACAAGATGCCGGATCTTCTGATTACGATAGCGCTGAATGATAGCATCACGCTCCTTGGTCGGCATATCGCCCGTCACCAATGCGGAGTTCTCTGCAGGAAGGCTGGCAAGCACCTCCTTGGCGTGCGCAATGGTCGCGGCAAAGTACATGACGCCACCCGGACGGCTGCGCGATTGGTTAATGACATCCGCAACGATCTGTGCCGTAAGCCTGCCATGGCCCATGAATGCCCGCTCGACGGTCTCGTGGTTCAAGGTTCCATTTGGCAGCAGTTCGATGCCACTGGTGTCATATCCACTGGAACCGGGCTTGCCGATTTCCATAGGGGTAATGAACCCCTGATCCAGCATTTCCCGTGCCGACACGCGGTAGACGCATTTCACAAAGTACGGATCCCGCGTGGTGTCGTCACCATTGGATCGGCCATCTGGCCACATATGGAAGATGTACCCGCTTCCCATGCGGTAGGGTGTGCCAGACAAGCCCAAAACGCGCAGGTTCGGCTGGGTTGATCGCATTTCATCAATGATGCCCCTGATGGTTGGGGTCAGCCCATGGCATTCATCGATTATTATAGCCGCATAGTCTCTCTTGAACTTTTCAATGGAATTTTTGACCGTGACAGGAGTGCCGAACACGACCACATTTTTGACGGATTTTGCACCCGCGCTTGCGCTGAAGATGCTGCACTTCTCGCCAGTAAATTTGTATTTTTCGGCGTTCTGCTTGACCAGTTCTGCGCTGGGGGCAATGCACAAGATCCTCTTGCCGCCACTGATCCGGTGAAGTTCCGAGGCAATGGCGGCAATCATAAAGGACTTGCCCGCTGCAGGTGCGGCATCAATCAGGCATGGCTCAATGCTCCGCCGCATCCAGTCTAGGGCGGCGTCAACCGCCCCGTGCTGGTATGGACGCAATTGGAATGACATATCAAAACCTCAAATCCCCATCGTTCCAATCGTATATGTCCCACCCGAAATTATCCCACAGCCATTGGCGTAGGGCAGGAGGGATCATGTCACCTGCCAATAGCTAGTGCCCTTGCCGCGATATGGCTCAAGGTCAGCACCGGGCAACAGCTTTTTAATGGCCGTGGCGTAGCTGATTGCTCCCTGCCGTTCAGTTTTTGTCAGTTTGTGACCGGCAATCGTGACCGACTTGTTTCCACTGGTCATGTTAACAAGTTGTTCCAAAAGATCTTTCTTTCGGTTAGTCGCCCTTTCTATATCAGCAATGACGGCTTGGTATTCTTCCATGACAGCCCGCGCCTGCGGAGTGTCGATCTCCGGTTGCTTCGGACCCAGATGCTCATTGGCGTTATTCTTCAGTTCATCCAGATATTCGGCATGGAACTGCTTCAGCCGGGGGATGTTGGTAGCGATCCAGTCCATGTTCTGATGGATCACGTCGTACCGCGTGCCGTTGGGCGTCCACTGGAAGAAGTGGCAATGCTCGGTATTCGTGACGAACATCTGCACGTACATCTGCGCCATGTAGCTTGGTTGGCTCTGGGGCGTCTTGAAGGGCACAGGAGAGGCTTTGCGGATGCCATAGGGGCATTTGATCTCCACTAGGCCGCCATCGCTCACATAGCCGTCTGGAGAGGCTCCAAGCCAATCCTCGTACATCACGAACGGTGCCGGCGTCACGGATAGGCCGGATTCCATCTGGAACTCGACCAGCGCCCCTGCTTCGTTGTTGGTTCCCCATTCCGTAGCCACGTTGCCTGCGAACTCGGAAGGCGCACCCAGAGCCTCACGCACCATACGGCGCATGACGTCCCAGCGTGTCATATATGTGTTGACACCCAAGATAGCCCCAACAGCCGAGCCGGTAACCCGACCCTTGCGCTGCGCAAACCATTCTGGTGTTCTTTGTTCTGGCGAATTATCCATGATCAAATGCCGCTACCTTTGCTACAATTTTAATGGTATACATCGTGCTTACTCCTGCTCAATCATTTGGGTCATTATTGGATTCCTTGCGGCCATATCTGTGCAAGTTGTAAATAGCTATTTCGAGAGAGACGCCGCAGTTATTCGCCACCCGGTGAGGTGGGACCAAAGCCCCACCCCCCGTTGCATAGTATTCCCAAAGCGTAGCCATCTGCCGCGCCTTTTCCCGTTCAATACGGGCCTTTTTGGCTGCTGCTTCCGCCCTTTTCCTGTCTCTCTCCGCTATAACTTCATTGCTCTCCGTCACCACGGACCTCCAGCATTGCATCAGCGATCTCGTAGGCGCGGCGGGCCACAATCCACGGGTTCGGCTCGTTGGCCAGCAATGCGGGAATAGCTTGACCGGCGAAGTGATCGCGCAGGCATTCGAGGTTGTTAGGTTCTTCGTTCATGCTGCTTCTCCTTGCCTTGGCAGATAGCCGCGATACTCGCAGACAATCCGCAGTTTGTGGCGATCCATGCCCCAAGTGCGGGCTTGGGTGCTGTATTTCTTGATTACCTCACGCAGCTCATTGTCGATGTTGCGCAAGGTTGCTTCCGCCGCCTCACGGACCTTGATGAGTTCCGCAGCGTCGTTCAGGATCTGGTTTTCCGTTTCCATCAGAACGGCACTTCATCTTCACTGCCCGACTGGCGCTTCTTCGGAGCGGGCGATGCGGTGACGACCACGTTAGTCGCTTCGGACACCGCGCTGATCCAGTTGCCGCTGTTGTCGCCAATTTCCCAGACCTGCAGTTTGATGCTCATCTTCTTGTTGGTGAGGTACAGGGTCAGGTCATCCGACGACGGACGGCGATCAGGCAGTTTGCCACCGCAGTTGGCATTGATAACGCCCAGCATGCGCAGTGCCTTGTCGCGCTTCTTCTTGGCCTTTTCCTTGTCATCCACGGCAGGGTCGAGGTCTTCACCGGCCCACAGCTTCTGGAAGATCTTGCGGTTCTTGTACGAAGGGTGGTCCACCACGGTCCAGCGCAGGGAGATGAATTCCTCCGAACGATCCCGAGGGGTCTGCCACTTGGCTTCGTCAATCACGGCATTCAGCACAGTGCCATCAGGGATCGGGGCAAAGCCGTCACCATTGGCGGATTCAAAAGTGGTTTCGTGGGTCTTGGCCGACGAGTTGTCAGAGAGGTTCCAGAAAGACATATTAATTACTCCGCAAAGTCAGAAAAATCGACGTCATCAGTGTGCTTGGGCGGCTTGGGAGACTTGGTTTTGGCAAACCCAAGAATATCGGCCAGCGGATTTACACCCGGTGGGCAGTCCAGCGGCTCGGTGATGCCAAAGCGGTTCTTGGAC